TAAAATATTAAAAAATCTACTATTTTGGATTATATTTTTAACTGTAATACTAGGAATTGAAGCTAATTTTAGTGGAACATTTTGGTTAAGTGAAACTATAATTACCCCACTCATAATATTTCAGCTAATAAGTGCTCTAAAGAATGCATCAATGGCAGGATTTGTAAAAATAGATGAATTAAACCGAATACTGGATAAAATAGATAAACATAAAGGGGAGCGATCCTAAAAAAATAAGGTTGGATTTTATCCAACCTTTTTTTATATTTATGACTATGTTAAAAAATCTAAAACAAAGTATATTCCCATTTATTATAGCATTTTCTGCGCTATCGGTTAGTGCTTCTGCTGCTTTCTATTCTATAAGTGGGTTAAGCAAACTATTTGCAGGAGCCTCATTTGAGGTAATAATCATGGCTAGTTCCTTAGAAATAGCTAAACTAGTAATTGCCTCTTTACTATACCAATATTGGAATGTTATAAACAAAATATTACGTACCTATCTAATGGTAGCTACAGTAATATTAATTCTTATTACCTCTATGGGTATTTATGGTTTCCTATCCGCAGCATATCAAGAAACAGCTAATAAGGCAGGCAACATGGATGCTCAAGTATCTTTGGTAGAAGTCAAGCGAGACAACATCAAAGAGCAACTAACCGTATACACGCTCGAAAAAGAAAATATTACTAAAGCTATTGCCGATCTACGGGCAGGACTAGCCAACAACATTATACAGTACAAAGATAAAGATGGTAATATGGTTACCTCTACCTCTTCAGCTACACGCAATGCTTTAGAAAAACAATTAGATCAAGCAGTAAGCAGACAAACTGACGTTAATCTTAAAGTTGATGAGCTAAACACCCAGCTCTTTGAATATGAAACTCAAATTGTAGAAATTAAAACTGGAAGTGATCTAGCTGGAGAACTAGGACCATTAAAATACCTTTCAGGTCTTACGGGCATAGCTATGGACAAAATAATAAATATACTACTTTTAGTCATTATATTTGTGTTTGATCCACTAGCAATTTCTTTAGTAATAGCTGCTAACTTTGCATTTACTCAAATAAATCCTGTAAAAAAAGAACAGCAATATGATCCTTTAGATTTAAATAAAGATGGAATTGTAGATGAAAGTGAAAAAGCAATAGCTAAGCAAAAAATAGAAGAATTAGAACACAGTATTGAAACCAAATCTCTATCAGGCTGGAGACAACGAAAATTACAAAATGAAATTAATTCTTTAAAATCTAAAATTGGAGAAGATGACACAACAAAAACATACTAGCTTGGCTTTTTAAAATAGGGTTCGTATATTTACATCAAATAAAAGTTATGATTTACTCTCCGACATTTCCAAAGCCGTATATCCAAGAAAAGCTCTCCAAGCTTCGCAAGCTAAAATACAACCAATTTAGATGGTGGAGAATGTACGACAATCCTGTTTTACCTTTACCAAACAAAGCACCATTGATTGATAAAATCTTAAATGGTGATTTTGATTATCCACACTACAAACTCCAGGCTGAACTAGTAGAACACGAGCTAAATGAATTGGCTCAAAAATGTGGTGGCAACAATGAGATGTTTGGTGAAAAAAGCTCACTAATGCGCACTCGAAGAAAAAGATTGCTTGATGATTTTGAAAAAGAAGAAAACGATAAACTAAAAAGAATATTCAAAGAATTTGAAAAAAACTTTGCTTTATCCAAAGAACAAATTGAGGAAGAAATGCTAAGATTTGTTGGTAATTTAGGAGAATTTTATTATTATATGGGAGTTAGATACCAAAAAGTACCTAATCCAAACAGACGCGGACGTAAAAAGAAAAATATATGATCAAAGTTTCACACGAAGTACCTAAATGCTTACTAAAAGCATCCCTTGAGTTTAATGACTACCAGTATTGTCTACCCCATTTGCTAGATCAGGATACAGCTTATAGAAAGCACTTCTATGATTATAAAAAATCAGGCGGTTATATTATAATGGATAACTCGTTGCACGAGCTAGGAGAGGCGTATGACCACGAACGCTTAATGTTCTGGGTAAATGAGCTTGAACCTGATGAATTTATTGTACCTGATGTTTGGATGGATATAGATGCTACTCTTGAAAATGCTGAAGAGTGGATTAAACTTAAATACCCTTCAAACACTACTCCGGTAGCAGTAGTACAAAGTAGAAGTTTTAAAGATGCAGAAGAATGTTATCTTGCATTAAAAAACATGGGATACAAGAAAATCGCATTCTCGTACGGAGCGGATTGGTACATGGATAAATTCCACGGTATTCACGTAGATAAAGCAAAAATGATGGGCCGTATTTCAGCTGTAAAGCAAATGTTCCATAATGGTACTATCAAGAAAAATGATAGAGTACACCTTCTAGGTTGTTCTTTACCACAAGAGTTTGGATGGTACGAAAATTGTTCGTACATTGAGTCAATCGATACTTCAAATCCAATTATGGCGGCTTTAGAAGGTATTGGATATGATGAGTTTGGTTTATTAACAAAACCTAAAGCAAACATGAACGATTATTTTCATATCAATATTAAAGATGTAAATTTAAAATTAGTATTACACAACGTAGAAACATTTAAAAAAATTAATGAGTTATGATTTCACTATATGATTATTTAGGAAAAGCCGCAGGTATGGAACTTGGGGGAAAAGTTTGGCAATATTCTCTTATTAGAGGAGTAGTTTCTGGATTTAGAACAATAGAAAATCCAATGTACAAAGGAATAGTTGCCTTGTATCCTAAAGAGTTTTTGGATGAGTTTTTTCTAGTGCAAAAAATATTTGTTAAATAATATGGGACTATTTTTGAAAAATGCTTTAGATAAAGGAGTAAAAGAACCATCTAATAGATATGGGCTTGTTCCTAGTCAAAAAGATTTAAGAGATACATTAGCTAAAATCTGGAACAACCAAGACAATTTGACAAAAGAGGATATTCAAACTCTAATGTATTTATCCAAAAAATAACGTTAAAGAAGTTGTGTGTTTTGCAGGAGGATATAATATTTATAACCGCCATATAAATACACAACTATGCCAAGCAAAGAATATTTTAGAGAATATCGAAGACGCAATAACCCTAAACTGAAAGAAAAAGAAGATTTAGCCCAACAGGAAAAAAAACGTTGTACAAAATGCAATGTTATAAAATCTTTTAAAGATTATATCCCTCAAAAAGTTGGATTTATGGGGTTAAAATCCCAATGTAAAGAATGTGATTTAAAATATGATAAAAATTATCAAGAAAAAACTAATTTCCGATCTAAACGAGATAAAACAGACAAAGTTAAACAATATAGAAAAAAATATATAGCTGAAAATATAGATTGGTGGAGAAAATATGAAAGAGAGTACAGATATGAACGCAGAAAAGAAGACATGTTTTTCAAAATTAAAGGAAATATATCAGGTCGATTATCTGACTTAATCAATAAAAGAAGTTTGTCTACTAATACTACTGAGCTTATAGGATGTAATCGAGAAACGTTTATCAATCATATCGAAAAACAATTTACTGAAGGTATGGATTGGGAAAATTATGGTTTAAAAGGATGGCACGTTGACCACATAATCCCTTTATCTTCTTTTGATTTAACCATTGAAAGTGAGGTAAAAAAAGCTTGCCATTACACAAATCTTCAACCACTTTGGTGGCAAGATAATTTGGAAAAGAGTAATAAAGTTATTATATTTAAATAAAGGTTTGAAGCCCCATAACCTATAAATACCGGGGTGAATTAAATTTATATTTTATGTCAAGTAAAAAACCAAATGTAGTCCTTAGCCTTTCAGGTGGAATGGATAGCAGCACATTATTATTAAGAGCATTATCTGAATATGATAATGTAATTGCAGTATCTTTTGACTATGGTCAGAAACATAGGGTGGAGCTTGAACGAGCTCAAGAGTTAATAAATTATTTAAATACTTGTGTAAATTGCTCATCATTTGAACCTATCAAAATCATTTACCAAACAATTAAACTTGAAGGTTTAACCCCACTACTTAACTCTGCTCTCGTAACTGGTGGAGCTGAAGTACCAGAGGGACATTACGAACAAGACAACATGAAAGCTACAGTTGTTCCTAACCGTAACAAAATCTTTAGCTCAATTGTACAAGCTATTGCCTTGTCTACCGCTAACCAAAACGAATCTACTTGCGACATTGCACTAGGTATTCACGCAGGCGATCATGCAATTTATCCAGACTGTAGACAAGAATGGAGAGATGCAGACGACCAAGCATTTAGAGTTGGAAACTGGGATGTTGGAAGAGTTGGACATTTTACACCTTATCTACACACAGACAAATTTGGCATCTTACAAGATGGAGAAATGTTGTGTGAAAAATTAGGTTTGGACTTTAACGAAGTATATTCAAGAACAAATACTTCATATAAACCAATTCAACACCTAGTAGAAAAAGAAATTAGTGTATTAGCTAGTCTCAAAGAAATGCAACAAATTCCAGTGTGGTTTAGTGATTATAAGAGTGCAAGTAGCGTGGAGAGGATAGAAGCCTTTATTAAATTGGGTAAACCAGATCCAGTTGCTTATGCAGACGAAACTGGACCTGTAACCTGGGAAGTAGCTAAAGCACACGTAGAGCAAGTATTAGCTCAACACCAAGCTTAAGATTGACGATTGTCCTATGGTGTAACGGTAGCACAAGTGGTTTTGGTCCACTTAGACGAGGTTCGAATCCTTGTAGGATAACATAAGGGCCCATAGCTCATTCGGTTAGAGCAGTTCACTCATAATGAAAAGGTGCCTGGTTCGATTCCAGGTGGGCCCACAGTATGTATTGTAGAGTGTTGAAATTGGCAGACAAGCCCTTCTGTCTCAAGGGTGGTGATAAAGAAATAAAGTATAGTTAACTATACCTAATCTCACCGTGGAGGTTCGAATCCTTCCTTTACAGCACCAGCTCCCAAAGCATTGCTGGCGATGCGCATGACTTGTAATCATGATAAAGAAGTTCGATTCTTCTTAGGAGCTCAATATTTATAAACATGAAACAATGTGCTAAATGTAAATTAAATAAATCTTTTAATGAATTTAATAAAAATAAATCTAAAAAAGATGGATTACAAAGAATTTGTAAAATATGTTCTAGATCAGAAGATAGAAAATCTTATTTAAAATCAAGGGAAACTAACCCCCAACTTCGTCTTAATAAAAATAAAGAAGTTCTTAAACGAAGAAAAGAATGGATTAATGATTTTAAAAAAGAAGGATGTCTTAAATGTGGGGAAAAAAGATATCATGTTTTAGATTTTCACCATTTAAACTCAAATGAAAAAGATTTTTCTATATCAGGAGCAAGTTATAGTTATAAAAAATTAAAACAAGAAATTAAAAAATGTATAGTGTTATGTTCCAATTGTCATAGAGATTTTCATTATTTAGAACACAATAACAATATAACAATGGAAGAATATATCAAATAAAAATAGTCAGGTGGTGTAAAAGTAACTCGTGGGTGATGCTGAAAAGCAAAAGACCAAACAACAGGGGCAGTACCTGTCCTGACTACAATAGTTAAAAGTACTTATCACGCTACCCATAAGAACAGCGTACCAGGGTAAGTTAAGGTACCTCGATACTTCTCATAAGAACAGTTCTGAGGTCTTATTGTGATATAAGTGAATAGCCCAAGGCATAAGCTAGAATCACACCCCTAACCTCTATTCAAATGACGATTTGATTATGTTAGGGTTTTATATTTGCTCGGTTCGTCTAGGGGTTAGGACGTATCCCTTTCACGGATAAAACACGGGTTCGATTCCCGTATCGAGTACAAGATTGTAACGATTCGAAAGAATGACGGAATAGACGCTACGAATGAAATGGTAATCTTTGAAACTGTAGAAAGGAGTATGAGAGAAACAAACCGTACAGACGTTACAATCTCCCTATCAACTTTAAAAAATTATGGCACTATTTAAAGATTTAAAAGAATTACAAGAAGAACTGCAATACTGGAAAGAATACAAGCCTGTAAACAACATGGGTAAATGGTATGTAAGCATTAGAATTGATAAAATAAACAACAAAATTAAAGCAATTGAAAAATCCATTTCGTACCTTTATATTATGTTAAATGCCGGGATGGTGGAATAGGTAGACACGCAAGACTTAAAATCTTGTTCGCCAACGCGAGTGCGGGTTCGATTCCCGCTCCTGGTACTATTAATAAACATATTTATATTTATAACAAACAAAAACAAACAAACAAAATGAAAAAAGTAACAATGATTTTCGCTGCAGTAGTAATGTTTGCTGTAGCATCTTGTGGAGCTAAGAAGACTGAAGAAGTAGTAGCTGTTGACTCTGTAGCAGTTGAAGCTGACACTACTGCTGTTGATAGCGCTGCTGTTGAAGTAGCTGATAGCGCTGCTGTTGAAGCTGCTCTCTAATAAAGCAGTTCACAAGATAAATTAAGGAGCTTGGAGACCCAAGCTCTTTTTTTTACCTTTATATCAAATAAAACAGTTATGATAAAAGATATTAAACATTTCTTCAAAAGAAAATACCAACAGGTAGAACGAGTAATTGATTTCTTACCAATTATTTGGAAAGGATACGATTTTGATTACATGTACTCAATAGAACTGTTCAAAAAACAACTGGAAAGACAGGCTAAACTATTTGAATCTGATAAACTAAACTCAGACAGATCAAAACAAAACGCTTCACGAATTAAAACTGCAATTCAGCTAATGGATAAAGTTTACAATGAAGATTATGGTGTAGAATGGGCAGATATCCTTGAAAAAAAATATGGAAAAGATGTATTAGATTGGGAGCCTGAAGATACGAGTGATGGAACTGGTTCTAGTTTTATTATACAAAAATACGAAAAGTGGGATAATGCTGAAGAAATTAAGACAGTAAAAACAGCACTTATAAAAAAATCCATAAAAAAACAAAAACGAGCACATAAGATACTTTGGGATTTTATAGAACATAATATTCAATATTGGTGGGATTAATATGAAACATACAAATAAAATGGTAAATATTGAATCTAACCCATTAAATGGTAATAGTTTTATGAATGAATTAAGAAATAAATATATGGAAAAGCAAACCGCAGTAGAATATTTATTTGAACAGTTATGGGATGCTCCTAAAGATAAGTTTGTTTGGCAAAGCATTTTAAAGAAAGCTAAAGAGATAGAAAAAGTACAGATAGAAAAAGCATTTGTATCTGGAGAACACCAGCAAGGATTTGAAGATGAAGCGCAACAATACTATAACGAAACATACAAATGAAACTATCAATAAACGAAATATGGGGTCAAGTTTATTTACTCCCTTTCATAAAACTAACACACACAAGACAACTAAATGGTGATTTAGAATTGATTATTGGTTATCTAAAATGGGAACTAGTAATAGGTATATAAAACATAATATGGGAACTTTAGTTGCAATTGGAGTTATTTTAGTATTTACAGGTATGATAACTACTTTGTGGATAAGAGGAATTGATTATATGAATAAAAACCACCCAGGTTATAAAGGTTATGATCTGTTTGACGAAGAAGATAAAAAATAAGGTTATGGCACAAAGATTAACACTAGCAGAAAAACAAAATTTATTCATTGAAAATGCAATCAACAAAATGTTTGAAATTGCAGGACACGATGTTACTTACAATGATATAAAAGGTAGACAAGACAATTGGTATGCCCAATGGACTATGACCATGGACCAAAGTGAAGAGTGGAGGAAATGGGGTGTAGCTGAAATCAAAAAACAGTTCAAATACAGTACTGTAATGGCTGAAAGAGAAATGGGAATGGTTTCTCTAATG